TCAGTGAACTCTGTGCTCTTCATAGCATTCTCAAGCTTGTCATTGATCTTCTGACCAAACTGATAGATGAAGATCTTACCATCATATTCAGGGTGCTGAACATCCTTTACTACCTCAATAAGAGCATAGTACTGCTGGTAAACCTGGATTTTCTTGGAATTTTCTTTGTCGATTGCGCTGTCACTTGTGTAGAGCTTATAAGAAAGGGCTCTCATAGGACATTTCTTGTTGTCTGTCTTTGGTGAGACTACAAAGATACCATTCTCACCATTCACATCTTTAAGGAAGCATTCCCAACGACAGACAGTTGTACGCCACTTTCCTTCATGGAAGAAAGGAATGAACCTTACAAGTGCACGATAATTTTGGTCAGTACACTTCTCATCATTGATGGATGGTTTGTAGAGATCAGCTCTGCCAGAAAAACTGGAAGTGTTGTTGGTCTCGGTTGCTGCAAGAGCATCTGCTGCTGAAAAATTTCCAAACAGCTCATTGAAATTTACTTCATTTGCCATAACTTAAAACTATTAAAACTTATATTAACTGTGTCCAACTGGACAACATTTCAACTATTACAAACTAAATATAACAAAAAATAATCAGAAACGCACAGAAACGCACAGAAATTATTCTTGAACATCTAATTCAAGATTCTTTAATGCATTTGCCATCTCTTCTTCTGTGTAGTTCTTACCTGTTGTAGAATTAACACCTGTAACAATCTTATAATTAGTACCTGTACCAATTACAGTACCAGTATATTCTGCACCACTCTGATATTCTGCCAACTTGGATTCTATCTCATTATATTCAACATACATCTTATCATAACTATCCTGAAGTGCAGCAAGTTGTGCAGCAAGGTCTGCATTCTGTTCCATCAACTTCACATTTGATTCCTGGAGACTCTTGATTTGTGCATCCCTGTCATCAAGAGCAGTCATCAAGGTCTTTACCTGTGATGTGTAGTTCTCAACAGTATTTGATGTCTCATCCTTCCACTGTCCAGTATATAATACCTCTTCATCAGAAGAAACTACCTTCTTACCAGTAGAATCTGTCACATCATATACTCTGGTGATATAAAACACCTTGGTATCCATAGCAAGAATGTCTATGGCCTGCTTCTTGGCAATCTTGAACAATACCTGACCATTAACCTTGTCAACAGTATAATTACTGTCAACTAAATCATATTCAGGTATCCTGATTTCCTTTTTCTTTGACTTGAAGACAAGATAAATCTTTTGGTCATTTGAAAGGTCAATAGGTTTGCGATCATCGCTTCGCCAATCTTCATATAATGTAAACATCCTGAAATTATCAAAAGGATTCAATTTAAGACAAATATCACCCTTTCCATAAACAGTACTGTTTGTATTTCCATTTACTGAAACTGCCATAGTTTATTACTTGATTAAGTATATGAATTTCTTTTCACCATTATTACTAACACTCACACATATAACCTCTATAAGATTATGTCCTTCAAACTCTGATCCAAGGATAGGAATGGTTACACCACTTGTAGGTATAATTATAACACCCTTTGTTGATTTGAATCCTTCATCAAAATTCAATGCACCCTCTTCACTTACAAATAACAATTTCAATGACTGACCAAGTTCCCATTCATAATTATTGGTTTCTTCATCAATGTTAATTCTAACATCTGTTGTACTGTCACCAATATCATTAATATGTATTACTGCAAAATTCTCACCAGGTTTCAAAGGAATCCTACATACCTTTAATTCTGCTGTTGAATCAATAGGATTATCTTCTGTGATTTCCTCATCATTTGTACTCAAACCATTGTACACAGTATTGATAGAATACTTCTGTTCTGCATTGATGACAACCTTGTTCTGACTCTTTTCAAGACCAATACCTGAACCGGGTTGAAGAACATCAGTATCAAACTGAAGTTTAAGATCTTTCCCACCATTCATAATAGTATCCAGTCTCTTGGTATTCTTGTCTATCAATCCAAGGATAGTAGATGTGTCGATGATTGCATTACCATCACAGAGATCATATAATCTATTAATGTCTTCCTTTATTGCATTTACAGAATCAATACCCATAACAGCATTTTCAAGTGCATCAACCCTGCCAGATAACTTCACAATCTCTGTCCTCAATGTATAGAAGATGTCTATACAATTCTGAAGTTTCTCCATTGACCTCATATAGAGATTCATTGATGTTGTACTTTCAGAACCTGATACCTCATTGTTAGTGTAATCAGCATCACCAAGAGTATCTATCTTCAAATCCAACTTCAATGCATAACTGTTACCATTACCATAAACAGTCTCCTTCTTCTTTGGGTATCTCTGTATGAAGATTCTATTATTGATTTCTTTTACATTATCAAGGAAAAGAACACCATAAAGGTTTGTGGCAACCCTCTTTACATTTGATGTTTCTGTCTTCTCATATATATCATAATAAATGAGTACAGTATTGAACTCAAAATCTTCAACACTCTTGGCATTCATATTATTGATACCTTCACCACCATCGTAACTTGAATCCCTGAAATCAATTGTGTGACCAATGTCACCTTTATATACATTAGCAGCGGTATCAATGTCTGTGAACATCTTTCTGGTTAAACCATATTTGGTATTATCACCAACATTACCTTCTGGTCTGTCTTCACTTCCAATGATATATTCACCTGTGTTCTGACCAAGTGGATAATTCTTGTTAAGATAGTTCTTGGTATCAGTCATCTCACCTGTTCTGAAAATAACAGATGTGCTTGCACCAACAGAACTAGGGATATGAATATAAATCTCTTCAAAGACATCACCATTCACCTCTGCAACATTCATCACATCAATGTTACCAATATACTGAACAGTCCTGTCATATAATTCATCATACAACTCTGCTGTGTGACTCTCATTGAACTTAATAGCACCAACCTTCTGTAACCAATTCCAGAATATCTTTTCAGAAACAGTTGTAAGAATATCAGGATCATAATCATCATTATCTCCTTCACCATTAAGGATGGCTGTTTCAAAGTTCATAATATAGTTCTGGAAGTTCTCTGAAATAGAATTGTTTGCACTTGTTGCATCCAATTCATCTTCTCCCCATTGACCCATCAATGATGTTATATAAAGTCCTTTCTCATCACCATCAGTATAAACACCATTACATACATCAGGTATGTTCAGACATGCAAAATGACTGAACTTGAAATCATAATCACTACTTGCAAATGTTTTTGTTAAATCAAGACTTACAGAAGGAAATACATAAAGTGTTCCACCATCTGTATTGAATTTTTTCAAATATGGTGTTTTAAGTTTCATATTCTAATTTACCTATATATAAGTTATTTATGGAAAAAAGAAAGGAGAGTGGTATTCACTCTCCTCTTTTTTATTGTGGATTTCCTTCTCCTTGTGGTTGTTCACCTGTATTCTTATACAGTTCCTCTGAAATCTTATACCAGGATTGAGCAAGGATTTCCATACAAGACTTACAAGCATCAACATCCTTCTGTTCATAAGCATCCTTCAATGCTGTGAGACCATTCTCAAGTTCAGATTTCTGTTCATTTGTAATTTTGTCTCCATACTCTTCAATCTGTTTCTCTGTTCTGAAGATTGTTCCTTCCGCTGCATTGAGAGTCTGAACCCTTTCAAGTTCCTTCTTGTCAGCCTCTGCATTTGCTTCAGCTTCCTTTTTCATCCTCTCAATCTCTGCATCACTCAAACCAGAACTACCTTCAATTCTGATTGACTGCTGTTTACCTGTGCCCTTATCCTTTGCAGATACAGAAAGGATACCATTGGCATCAATATCAAAGGTCACTTCAATCTGAGGAACACCCTTCCTGGCAGGAACAATACCATCAAGATGGAAGATACCAAGCTGCTTGTTATCCTTTGCCATTGGTCTCTCACCCTGGAGAACTCTAACTTCAACACTTGGTTGATTATCAGCAGCAGTGGTGAACACCTCTGTCTTTGTAACAGGAATGGTTGTATTGGCTTCAATGAGTTTGGTAAACACACCACCAAGAGTCTCAATACCAAGAGAGAGTGGAGTAACATCCAAAAGAAGAATATCATTCACACCTTTCTCACCAGCAAGGATAGCACCCTGGATGGCAGCGCCTGTTGCAACAGCCTCATCAGGATTTACAGACTTATTAGGAGTCTTACCAAAGATTTTTGCAATTGCATCCTGTACAGCAGGAATCCTGGTGGATCCACCAACAAGAATGACCTCATCAACCTCTGATGCCTTTACCTTTGACTTCTTCACACAAGAATTACACTTGTCAACAATCCTCTTGATAAGAGAATCAGACATCTGTTCAAACTTTGCCCTGGTCAATGTCTTCACAAGATGGATAGGTTTGTTATCAACATTTGCAATATAAGGAAGATTGATGTCAGTACTTGTAGAAGTAGAGAGTTCAATTTTGGCCTTTTCTGCATCAGCCTTCAATCTCTGCATTGCCATAGGATCACCAGTAAGGTCAACACCATAATCTGCCTTTGCTTCACTTACCAACCAGTCAATGATGACCTGGTCAAAATCATCACCACCAAGATGTGTATCACCATCAGTAGCCTTTACTTCAAAGACGCCATCAGCAATCTCCAACATAGTGAAGTCAGAAGTACCACAACCAATATCAGTCACAATGATCTTCTGTTCTTTCTCTGTGTTGATACCATAAGCAAGAGCAGCTGCAGTTGGTTCATTGATAACCCTGACCACATTAAGACCAGCAATCTCGCCGGCATTCTTAACAGCCTGTCTTGCTGTGTCATCATAATAAGCAGGACAGGTGATAACAGCATCCTTTACTTCCTCACCAAGATAATCCTCTGCAATCTTCTTCATCTTCTGAAGAATCATAGCAGACAATTCCTCCGGTGAATAGAGTTTACCATTGATATCAACACGGGGCATATCATTCGGACCCTGTACAACCTTGTACTGTGCCCTCTTGACCTCATCTGTTACATTACTGTACTTCTCACCCATAAATCTTTTGATGAATGATACAGTTTCCTGTGGCAACATAATTGCCTGTCTCTTGGCTGCATCACCAACCTTGATTTCATCCTTTGAGAATGAGATGACAGAAGGTGTAGTTGCCTTACCTTCTGAATTGATAATTACTTTTGGCTGGCCTCCCTCCATTACGGCAACACAGGAAAAACCAGTACCTAAATCAATACCTACAATTTTACCCATAACTTAATTAAACTTTTTTATTTTTTATAACTCTTAAGTCTCCATACAGATGAAGACTTGCAGTTTTTGTCAACTATAAATATAACAAAAAGTGAAGACTATTCATCTTCACTTTTTTCTTTTTTATCTTTGTCCTTATCTTTATCCTTGTCTTTTTCTTCCTTTTCTGGTTCTTCTTCAGATTTTTCTTTCTCTTTATCCTTGTGTTTAATCTTTTCTATCTTCTCATCATCCTCTTTCCTTTCCTTCTTCTCATCCTCTGATTCATCATAGATAGGACTCTTGTACTCATGTTCTTCTTCATC